ATGTTATTGTAGAACCGCTTACTGTATAAGCACCTTCTGGTTCTTGAAGCACACCACCCACCGAAACAATTAGCTGTGATGCCTGTGAGGCAGTAAAAGCATCGCCCGCAACAGTAAGATTAAAAGTTGTCAAACTTCCGTTAAAACTAGCTGAAATATCATCTAGTTTACTGTAGTTTCCTACTTCTGGAGTTCTACCGATATATGCCATGTTTTCTAACCTTTAATTATATTTAATTCATTTACAATATTTATAATAACGTATACCAATATCAACCTGGATCATGAGAATTACCTTCACTACCACCATGAGGGGATCCCATGGTTTGCGGAAGGTTTCCACGAGCAACAACTGCGGCTGTATCATTAGATATATCCCAACGTTCCGTGGTACTAAATGCTCCACCAGAATAGCCGCCAGATACGTATTTGTATTCTTCAGAACCATGAACACCTTTATTCGCCGAAGCCTTAGTGAGGGTAGTTCTTGTGACCATATCGGTAGTATCTGTAGCAAATAATAATCTATCAACAGATGACGTTCCAGATTGGTTACCACCAACAGCATACCCATGTTCCTTTGTAGCACCGCCAGATACATCTCCTGATGCGTGAGGTCTATTAGCAACCTTAGTAGCAGTAGAGTTATCTGTCGCGTGACTCCATTTATCTACAGTAGTATGGTAAGTAGTACCTGCACCCGAACCACCCACAACATAACCAGCACCATATACTTCAGTACTCATACCACCACCGCGCCAGTGACCAAAGGTCATTAAACCTCTAGTAATTGCGTTTGATGTTTCGCTAGTTAAATCAAATCGCTCATGGTTATTCACGTTATTAGCACCACCACACACATGAATATAATCTACACGGTCCCAACCACTACGAGAACTATTGCTTTGAGTACCTTTACCAGTAGGAATTGAGCAAGTATTAGTAGCGTGAGTAAATTTTTCAATAGTCGTTGGGTGTGGATTCAATCCCCAGCAAAAAGAAGAGGTGTTAAGTACACCACCGCCACCAGCAGCGTTGGTTCCACTGGTTGACATATTACCACGGTTTGTCATCAATGCAGTATCATCACTATACTGCATTCTTACAGTAAGTGTACCAGCAGAATTGGAAGGTCCACCCATAACAAAACCTTCTGTTGCCTGAACAAGACGACCTGGCCAAGAATTAGCTATTTGCAGAGCATTAACCTCTGTTATTAAAAAACTTCCATTGTAGCTCATTTTCGACTCCTAGTTTAATGGTCTTTCTGTTACACTGGTTCCAAAATTATTAAATTCTTCAGTCAGTAACTTTTTTGGCTCAAATTGTATATCAAGTTGGGTTTTAGCGTCCTTACCAAAGATAGCAGAACTATCATTTAATAGTTTTTTATTGAAGCTATTAAGTTGTGCGGCATCCATTCTACCAGATGCAACATCAGTAACAAATCCAAAGATACTTGAAGTAAAGCTATCTTCTTCGCTAGGACCAGAGCTTGCAATACGCATACTGTCTATCTGTCCTGCTGAAATACCTGTTTCTTTAGAAAGAACTTGTGTCACAGCTTGTTTCATTAGACGCATGTCCCAATACGTAGGCTCTTCGGAAATATATTGTTCCCGTGTGAATTTTTTACCATTACTTTCTTCAAGATTAGAAAGCAATTGTGAGAAACATTGAATTTGATACAATTTATCAATCATACTTAATGAGTCATCTTGGATACTAATAACTGCTTGAGCAACATCAATATCATACCATCTTAACTTATCGCCACCTTGACCATCAGACCACATCTTAGGTTCTTCACGTTTTTCTGAAGAACCTTCTTCACCATCTTTACCCCATAGGTATTCAATAGTTCTACGTGTCTCAATAATCTTCACTGCATCTTTCATAAGTTCAGGAACAAGAACTCTTACTTGATGGAGTAGTTGTGAGAAAGTTGCGGCAGGTGTTGGATTCTCTTGTGCAATAAATTTCTCTATTTGATAATTTGATTTACCCTGAGCAAACTCTTTCATGTACCCCATGAGATGTGAGAAATATCCACTTATCGTTTCAAGTTTATTTGAGTCTGTACTATCAAACACAGATGCAAGCATATTTGCTGACGTTCCCATATCTACAGAGTCCTTAGACCCTAGACTTTTAAGGAATGCGTCGATACCATCGTTTAGATTTAGATTAGAAGACATGTTTAATACTTTCAATTACATTCGCAACTGATGTGTCATCAGAGCGATAATTATATGAACCAATATGGTCGGGGTTTAAATCATTTATTAACCAAATATCACCACCCGCATCTACATATCTATGACAGAATGCTACATCTTCACCCTCTGTGAGAGTTTCATGATAATAATGGTAACTATTATTGAGTTCTTCTTCTGAGAGTTTATAGTTAGAAGATACTTTCAAAAGATGATCTTTAGGCAATTTTAATTGAGGGTTTGCTTTCGCAACAGTCTGATATACAGACTTATGAACAATTTGACATCCATTACCAATAGAGTTTACACCCACAGCTGGGATGTCTTGGTGCTCTACTAACTTTCCATTTTTAGATTTAAATTCAATAGAATACTCAGGTGGACCATTCTCCACTTTTTTAGGATATCCTCCCGCAACGAATGTTTCGTCTTGAGCGTAAGTTAATAAGGTTGCGATGTCTGACATACTTACACCAATATCCCCATCCAACCAGAATATATGAGAGTAATCAGAGTGTACAAATCTATTAGCAATTCTTGTTCTTCCAGTAGTTATTAAACTTGATTGTAGTGTTACAATTCCAGAACGTACATTATTACTAGCGAAAAATGAACCAGCATTATATAAAGAAGTTCCTGTAACGGCACTAATTGTTTCCAAACATGGAACTGCTATTAGTATACCCGTAATAGGATAAAGCATTGTTAATTCCAATCAACATCAATGTTATCATAAAAATATAAAATCATAGCATCTAGGCTTTCGATGAAAGCCGTAGTATCAGTAGTGTCTACAGTGAATGCATTAATACCATCTGTAATCTGCCCTCGTCTACCAGATATAACAGCCGCAGCTGCAACAAATGATTCATATCGAGCAATGACTAAAACCGCAAGCGCCTTTGTCGTAATTCCTCTTGTAGTCGCCTCAACAAAGAGTGCAGGCGCTGCATCATCAGCTTCTGTATCTGTCGATGCATCAACAGCAGCAAGTGCTTGGGTGTACTTTTTATCTCCTTCTGAAATCTCAGAAGAATGATACATCGATACAATAGTCTCGCGAATATTAATTGCTTTTGTGTAAGTATTTTCAATAAATGTATTACGATATTTGTCAAAGATTGCAGTGACACCAATATCCCAGTCAGCTTTGCTAATGGAAGTAACGCCTGCAGGAAGAGATGTATCGTCAGCACAAGAACCATATTTGGTATTACTGTTACCCATATACTCAATAATATGAGAATCAATTGCTGAATAGGTCGTTCCATTATCCGTATCTATCATATCCAATTTAATAAATAATGTCATGTTATTGTCCTTGAATTAGAAGACACTTTGTTTATAATGTCTTTCCACTTAGTTACAGTATTCTTAATATCGTGTACCTCTAATATATAATCCGAAAATAATGATCTTTTCGTATCTGGCATATCACTAATTAAACTCGAGGCTTCTTTCAACTTATTTATAAACATTTCAACGTGTTCTTCTCCACTATCAGGTAATGCATATAGAAGAGCTTTACCTTTACATGTCTCAGGAAGTGCGCCTATGCCAGACGTAACTACAATCATATCATGGTATAATGCTTCAATAGCTGTACGGCAACTCGTTTCTTCCCAAACACATGGATATCCTAAAATGTGATAATCATCCATGTGTTTTCTAATTGAGTTATTATCTAATGTACCCAACCAATTTCCTTTTGGATGATTATCTATACTCTTATACAAATCTATATACTCAGGCGTTTCATCTTGAGCATACAACCCCATTCCACCAGCAGCAGATATCACCATATTTTCTGGCAATTTACCACTATATAATGCAGCGCATAATATATTAAGACCTCTAAAGGGTGTACTGGCGTATAATACCTTTATAGTATCACTATGCCGTCTTTGAAAAAAATCTTTAGATGGCTCAATTGACCGTATACTATTTTCGATAACGGAGAATGGACAAGTGAATTCAAATATTCTTTTGTACATTTCCGCTTGCCAGTAACTAACAAATACAATATGATGTATTCCGTAATCACCTTTTGCAAGATTTTTCATATATCCTAAGCATGGTTGATCATAACTATGATGTTGCCATAAAATAATAGGACGATCTGTTTGCTTAGGTTGTCCACATTGTATATCTACTGAAGAATAATTGTTTCCAAGTTCTTCAAATAGCTCATCTTGTAGTAACTCTGTACCACCTTTAGCCATCATAATTTAATAACCTACATTCCTAAAGTACTTTTCTATAAGAAATAACTACATCAACAGCATCAATATCAAGTACTGTAGCATCAATAGTATCATTAATATCCATACGTACAGGACGCCCAAGTACTTCAACGAGTGCTGTGTCTGGTACGGGAAACAAATAAGCAAGATTATGTACATCTGCCCCTGAGTTAGTTTCCCACGTAATTGTAATTGCAGAAGTAGCACCACCTACCGCGTCATTAGATATTAACATAGACTCAACTACTAATGCGTTACTAGCATCTGTTAGAAGCTCAGTGGCAGATAATGATCCCATACTTGTCAGATCATTAAAGTACTCTCCTGTAGCAACAGAAATTCCCATAACACGACAATCAAAACTTGCTGAGACACTGGCTAATGCTTTAATAGACTGACCAGACATTAACACAATAGGTTTTTTAAGTAAACTTAAACTACCTTTGCCTGCGACAGTAATATTCTGACCAATACTATAATCTACTGAACTAGAATTAATGAATGTATCAACAATAGACACATCTTCTGTTTTGTTTGTGTATACAACACCCAAGATAATAAAATCATTTCCACCAGGAGCAGTATAAACAGTAGTTAAGCTATTGGTAACTTCAACTTCTGCTAGAGAAAACATGCTAAGATCATATGGATCATTAACACCGCCCGAAGCACCTAAAGCTAATTTGGCTGCTGTTATAGCGCCATTAGCAATCTTGGCTGTAGCAACTGCATCATCAGCAATCTTGGCTGTAGCAACTGCATCATCAGCAATATTAGCGGTTGAAATAGTACCAGCTTCAATGTCTGTGCCAGAAATAGGAATTGATGGAGGTTGTGAACCAAGATATGGCATCTATTTTTCCTCTTTAAGATTGGTCAAGAACTGACATTACGGCATCAATAGAAGAAGCTGTATTTGCAGAAACTTTAATTGAATCCCCAACTGTTAAAACAATTTTTTGATCTCCACCGATAGGTACAAGAGAACCACCAGTAGGGACTGGGGCATTCTTAACAATATGAGTGTCGTTGCTACCATCGTTATAAGTTACTGTGACATTTACAGCTGATGCAGTTATATTTGATACTGCAAGACCAATACATGTTTCAGTGTGACCAGCAGCAACAGTGTGACTACCAACTGCAGTTAGTGAATTACCAACAGCACGAGATGTGTATGTTTCGAATACGTTTGCCATTTTTTATTATCCTAATGCAATTGCGAAAGCGAGAGCGTCATCTGTAGAGCCAGGAGCAGCTCCATTAATAAGCAATGTTCCGTTGATATTTGTGTTTGAAGTAATCAGAAGTGTTCCACCCGCAACATTTGTATTTGCACTATTTAATGCAGCTGCTCCTGATGAACCAGATACCGTTAGACTACCTGCAGTAGCCAACCCTGTTGATGTAACAGTACCACCAGTTACAGTATTCGATGCGTTGATAGTGTTTGGATTTGGATTAACTTCAAAGAGTTTAGTGAATCCTGAGTTCGAGCGAACTCTCCATGTATCAAACGTATCTGATAATGCTACGTTAGCTACTTTATTGCTCATTGTTATCTACCTTTTTGTAAAGAAATAAAGTTCATTAACAATTCTTTCATTTCCGTGAGTTCTTGTTTCATACTATTTATATCATACAAAAACTCGTTATGGTATTTCTTTATATTATTAATTTCGTTCATCATGGTTAAATTATTTTTCCGCTTTTCTTTGTATGCGTACAATGCTCTATTGTCAACAGAAAGAACAGCGCTATTAGTGCTATCTTTTTCAAATCCATCCACATCTTTTATTTTTTGTAATTGCATTTACTAATTACCTTAAATTTGAAGAGCTATAGCACGGAAATCTTTTATTCTCGGAACTATAGATGGGCTTGTTGATAAGAGAACAGCTTTGATTTTAAAGTATTTGAACCCTGTATATGTCACACCAGCAGATGTAGTATATTGAACTTCACCGCCTGCACCAGTCAAGGAGGCTGTTGGAATACCATACTCAAACTCTCTGAAATCATCTCTGTTTTCTGAATCAGAAACGACTGTTGAAGAAGTCGTTTGCGTCATTTCTAACCACGTTCTATCATCAATAGATTCACCATCTTCACCATTTAATAACTTCACATATAATTTAATATTAGCAGTTGATGGCTTGTACCCAGTAATAAAGACTTTAAGATCCTCAGCATCCTGACCATCGGCAAGCGTTACTGTTTTTTGAACATAACGAGCGATAGCATTACCATTACCTGCAGTATCTTCATTTGTATCATCATTATTTATGAGGTTTTCTATAGTGAAGATTGCTGTGCGATCATTGTCAATTGCAGGAGAATGTCTTACATTCAAACCATTTGTAAGTGATGCAGTAAACTGAGCAGACTTAGCACTTGATAGATTTGCAATTTCATTTGTACGACTCAATACAAATTTACGATTGTCATATGCAGTATCAGTATTAATATTTACTTTTCTGAATACTGTATCAAGCGCACTAGCAGATGTTGCCAGTTTAGCAGTTAAAGTAGCAGTTGTGTCTTGAAGTTCAAGTTTACTCAAGAATGCATTAAACGTATCAATCGATAAATTATCAACGCTTGCAATACGAGCATCAAGACCGCTTATCTGACCACGTATAAATGTATTTGCAACAAACGATCCACTTGGAGCTGATAGATGAACCATTGTATTTGCTTGTGTCGTTGCATCAAAGAAATATACTTTACCAGTAGATGTTGCTTGACTGCTAACCGTTGCAGTATTAGAACCAGCAATTCCAGCTTTATAAAGTGTGACTGTTTCAGTGTTTGTAAACTTAGAAGCAGTTGTAACTTCTTTCAATCGAATTGCTGATCCACTAACATTTGTTACTGTACCATTCGCACTTGATGTTCCACCAACAAGTGTGTCACCAGCAGCAATGCCTCCTGGAGCAGCAGATAGTGTTAATGTTGTTTCACCATTCACTTGTTCGCCAACACGGTTGAATAAATCAGAAGTATCCTTTGTGTCAATTGTCAAATATTCTTTATCAATGTTTTTAAATATAGCACTACCAGTTTGACTCGTTCTAAAGTTAGCAAAATACATTTTGAACTTTAGGTCTTCCTCTTGAATTGATGTCCACGTGCGGTCATTTGCAGAAGCGAACAGTACACCAGCAGCTGGCTGCGATGTGACACGATTACCACTAACCAAATCTGTTTCACCAAGACGAGCAGTCCAGACAGTTACATTTGGATTGCCATCAGCTGGTTTTATAACGATAGCATAATCTACATTATTGAGTAGATATACAGGTGTTTCAAATATAATAGGCGTAGCACTAGTGGCATCAGAAGATATGTTAATATCAGCAGCAGGAATAGTTACTGTGCTAAACGGAACAACTCTATATGTTACATATGCTGTTGATGGATCGCATTCCCGTATTTCAATAACTACTGGCTGTGTTGCGTCTTTTGAAGCAAAGAACAAGTCAAGTTTTGATAAAAACGCTCCAGGAATATTTGAATCAATTCCATCAGAAACTCTGAATGTTTGTGCGATTGGATCATCACCGTCACCTGGCATACGTCTTGCTGAAATATCTACTCTGCTTTCATTTACAGATTGGGTTGAAATATCAACGTCTCTTGTTGATATAATAGTACCCTGAGTAAGTACATCAAGACCACCAGCACTATATCTTGCTTCAGCTGCAGTTGTTACCCCACCTAAAGAACTACTATTTGTTATACTATCTGTAAGTCTAAATTTGAGGTTACCAACAGGGAATCTAATTTGATCATTATTTGGAATTCTAAAGTTACCATATAGAACACCATTAGCGTCAGTAATAAGAGCGCTGCCCTCCGAAGCTGTGTTGGCAAAAGATGTGTTTGCTGGAGCAACATACGAGTTAATATCTTCTGAGTCGAAGAATGCGTATACTCTAGTATTTGGCTTCATGCCTTCTGCCGTAAAGTTTATAACGCGAGAGCGCATGAATGGAATCAACGAAACATCTTGTACAGAATCGCCAAGATTTGTTTGTTGGATAGAACCAGCGCTTGACACAAGCTGTGAACCAGTTCTTTGTGAAACTGATCTAACGAAGTCTCGGCTTACTGAAGTGCTGGTTGTACTCCAACCACCCCAATTAATACCAGAGTGATTTGCAATTTCTTGAATTGCGTCAGAAAGGAAACCAAAATCAACATTTACAGAAGGAGCAACGACCGTATCTTTCCAATAATCAGTATTTGGTGATAACGTAAGCGAACCTTTATAGCTGTAAAATAAGCCACTAACATTTCTTGTATCTGTAGCGAATGGCTGATCAATAGTAGCATCATGCGTCCATGGAAGCATAATAAGTTTACCATCTGCTGATTTTGAGACCGCAGATACAGGAGAAGTAGCAGACGATGTACCACCGACAACATTAGCAGTAGTATCGAATGTTCCAACTACTTGATCCAAATAAAGTTTTGTTCCAACCTGATATACAAGTTTACCAGAAGCAGCGCCCTGTGTTACAGTTTCACCTATTGTATATGCTGCAGATGATGAGGAAATAGTAACAGTTGTATCTTTAGAAGAAGCAGACACATTTGACGAATCAGCACTGATAAAGTTTAGCTGAACATCATTTAAATTAAACGATGATCGAAGTTCTTTATTTGGTTTATCAATTGCAACTTTAAATCCTTCGTCATAGAAATCAGAAGAACTAAAGTCAACAAACTGATCTACAATAATACCATTTTTAAATCTATCAGCACCAGTGCTATCAGCAAGGAATAACGACTTTGTGTCAGACTCAAGTAATGAAAGAGAGGTGTAGTATTCGAGGTTGTCAATACGTTGCTCAAGACCTTGAATATCTCTCATTGTGAAGCGGCGAGTACGAACTGGATCAATTTTAATTGACAAATCATCACGACCAGCAGGAGAAGTAGCAGTACTAATACGTTTTGCATTTTCTTGTGGAAGCGAAGGATATGGTTTTACATTTGCTATAGCAATCGTCATAGCATCAGATGGAGCTTGAGGTGTTTGAGGATTTAAATCTGGCACACCTTTTACAACCCTAAAACTACCTTCTTCTGTAATAGCAATTCTATCTTTACGAGGTAGATAGTAGTCGAAATCAGTTGTAAATGACTCGTTAGGAGCCATAAACCTCAAACCACCACTTGGCTCAACAATTGATGTTGAAACAGCAGGAGTTGCTGGGCTTGGCAATGAAGTTGTCGGAGCACAAGTATTCGCAATTAATGGACGAATATCAATTTGATCTCTTAGGTCATAACGGAGACCAGTCGTTGGAGATGTATAAACAGGAATCTCACCAGTTGTAATAGCGTTTGTATTTGCAGCGCCGTTTACATCATCAATTGGATAAGAGTCTACTGAGAAGTAACCAACACCCTGAGATGTATCATGTGTGAAGTAATCAAACTTTACGAGATATACATTACCATTTGCCACTGAATGCGTTGAGTTTTGTTTTAATTTTAATTTAGAATGATCATAATAGTTATCTTTCATTCCTGTACCAAGATTAAACTGATCTGTTACATCCGTGCCTTCAGTAAGGCTAGTAAATACTGTGTTGCCAGTTTTTACTCGAACTTCTTTAAGTTTAAAGCCATCACTAATACCAAGATTCCATGGTCCAGATGTCGTACCAGAACCTGAAACATTAACTTGTACCAGTCGATCTTTATTGATTACTTTTGCTTTTTCTCTACCGTTGACCTTTTTAAGTTCAATAGTAGCAGAGGCAGCGACAGTGGAATTTAATGTTTCTTGAATGTCAAACGTCGCGCTTGTTGTAGAGTTAATTGTAACTGAACGAGCAGCGGCATCACCACCGACACCATTTAGACTAATAACTTGCCCTGGCTTGAAGTTTTTAAATACTGTTGCACCAGTGATAGCAGCACCTTCTCCAGCACCATGAACTCTAACACTCGTGGCACCTACAATTGACGAAACGACATATGTGTTTGCTTCACCTTGTAGTTTAAGAACATCACCAATATTGTATTTGGTAGTTGCGCTTGTAAGACCAGTGATTGTATTTGCACCAGCGGCACGAGCGGCAGTCGTTTCAAGTGTCGAAGCAGTGTTTGCTGCAGCCTCTAAAG